ACTTCGGGGCTACCCCTGTTGCGGAGAAGCAATTCACCATTACTGACGCAGCAATCACTTCGTCAGCTATGATTGTGGAAGCGTTCGTACAGGTATTTGCTACGTTGGATAATGACGTTGCATCCCACCGGCACGCAGCGGCTAGTTGGAAGCTCGTCGCGGAGTCTGGAACTGGTTCATTCTTACTCGATGTCACTTGTCTCATCGATATGTGTCACGGTACTTTTAACATTCAATACGCTTATGCGTAAAGGGGTATAACATGGGTTGGGCAAACAAACTTATCGGCTGGGCAACCGGCAACGGCGCAGAGGTCAACACTTCCAACGAACTGCTAACGGCCATCACAGAGGCTCGTTCGGGCATTCGCATCTTCTCTGAGAATGACCCAGGCTTGGCCACGGGGACACCTTATACCCTGTCTCCTGAGGTAGATGACGATTTTCGTATACGGGTATCCAACGACCTGATGCTTGATGAAGAGGATATGACCTACACCACGCAGAACTATGCTAAGTTCCGCCTGGACGTCACCACCTTTACCGCGTCCGGCACCGTAGGATGGACCACAGCGGGATTCAATACTAACCCTGGTAACACCTTTGCCACGGGCTCAGTCACCGCCTTAAGTTCATGGAAAACCTACTCCATGGAGGGCACGGAGACTGTTGCTCTCGATATGGAGGGGGCGGTTTCTTACGCATCGGGTGCGGCTATACCAGCCAACCAAACGATGGAAATCGGCTTTGGCTTGCTTGCTAATACCACTCCCTTCGACTGCTTTGATGGTGTTTACGTCCGCCTAAACAGTACAGGTGCCTACGGCATCATCCGTAACAACTCTATTACTGACACTGCAACATCAGGTGTGTTCAAGAATTACACAGGAGCTACCTGGGTTCCTGTTACCGGACGTAAGTATCAATTCATCGTATACTTGATGACCCGCAGTGTTGAATACTGGATCAATGACCCAGTGACTGACAATATCTGGCTCGCTGCCGAGATTGCTACTCCTCCCGGTTACGGCTCCCCAATTGCGTCACAAGCAACACACAGCTTTACCCGCCATTACGTATCTGGTGTGTCAACGGTTGCTGCCAGCTTCACAACCTCACGTTACAGCGTTCGCCGTGGGGGAACCAATATCGGTACCACCTTGAACGTTCTATCCGCACGTGCGGGAGAGTCTAGTCAGTCTCCAGGTAATATCTTGATGGCGGCGCAGACTGTTACCACAGGCTCTATCACTCGACCCACCGCTGCTGTACCAACTAATATTGCGACAGCTGGTACGTTCATGCCCTTCCTGTCTGGCATTTGGATTGAGACCTTAACGCTGGCGGTCAATACCGATGCAGTATTGGCCTCATTCCAATGCCCTGCCTTGCCGACTGGCGTAACCACTACGTATGCCCCAGGCAAGCGCTTGCGTATTGACGCGGTGAACATTGCCAGTTCTATTACCACAGCATTGACCCTTGGGGGTTTTGCCAAATACTTTTATCTAGCTTTTGGGTCTACGGCCCAGTCTTTAGCTGGTGTGGCGGCAGATACGCTGAATACCAAAGCCTACCGTCGATTGGTACTGCCCATCGTACAACTGTATGGTGCGGCTGCGGCAGCTGCCACCCTACCAGGTGGTGTACCGGCAACTTCGTATGTATTACAAACCCCCATCTACGTTAACCCAGGAGAGTTTATCTCGTTGTGTACCTACCACGTTGGTACGGCAGCATCTGCTGGAGCAGCTCAACACGTCATCAGCTTCGACTTCAGCTGGGAGTAAATAGATGTCCTTGCTGCTAGCCCTGGCCGGTGGCGGGGGCCCAACCGTATACACCCTTGTAGGGTTGCCAGGGACATATTCCCTGACGGGTGGCAGTGCTAGTTTGAAAGTTACCCGCAACTTAGTGGGTAACCCAGGTACGTACTCACTGACTGGCGGTAGCGCCAATCTGAAGGTGATACGCAATCTGGTGGGTAGTCCAGGTAGCTACAGCATTACTGGCGGCTCTGCGGTATTGACTAAGACCACGGGCAGTATCAGCTACTCGTTGGTTGGCCTAGCTGGTAGCTACTCTCTGACTGGGGGCAGCGCTAGTTTGAAGGTGGTCCGCAACCTAGTCGGACTGGTCGGAACGTATAGTATAATCGGCAGTAGCGCCAACCTAAACGTGACCCGTAGCCTGGTGGGCTCTCCAGGTACGTACTCGTTGGTTGGTGGCTCAGCTGTATTAACGGTAACTCCTGCGGGTACTACCAACTACTCGTTGGTGGGATTACCTGGAGCCTATTCATTGTTGGGCGGCAACGCTACGATGACGTTGACCCCAGCTCAAGTTGAGGTAACGGCCAGGGGTGGGGACGGTGGCTACCACGTACACCGCCGCAAGTATGTAGCGGTGTATAAGGGCAAGGAGTATTGGTTTGATACCCCAGCCCAAGCCCAGCAGTTCTTGAAGGATTCTGAAGCTGCCGCTCAGGATGTGAAGACGTTGTTAGATACTGTAGTGGATACAGAAGATGACGACATGGAAGCTATATTTTTATTGATGGAGTGATATCATGGCACGAGTATGTTACGTACAAATCAATGGCGAACTAATCGACAAGTCAGACCACGAGGCTATCGCCAAGGCTCGGGGGTACTCCCAGCCCCAAGCCGGTTCGGCAACCTTTGTACCTGACTTGCCTGACTTTGTATCACCCATCGATGGCAAGCTCTATTCGGGCAGAGCCGGCATGCGAGAGCATTGCAACCGCCACAACGTAGTCTCCAACCTGGAGCTCAAAGGTTTACCAACACTGCAAATGAACAGTGATCAACGTAGCGCGTCACAAGTACGACAAGACAACGCCTCCCGCAAGGAGAGAATCATCAACCTAGTCAACAACCATTACAGGTAATTGCCATGACTACAGAAACTATTGACCGCCGTTCCACCATCGAAGCAGCCTATGACGCTGCTGACAAAGAGGAAACCCCAGAACCTGTAGCTATTGAGCCTACAGAGACCAAGCCTACGGAGCAAATTGAAAAAACTCCCGAGACTAGCCCTACGGAAAATGAGCCTAAACCCGTTGAAAAACCCATCGAAGCGGTAGAGACTCCTGATCCAGCTGAAAAGGGTGAAAAACCCTTGGTAATCGACAAGGCTCCCCAGTCCTGGCGTGGTCCGCAGAAGGCAAAATGGGACAAACTAGACCCAGACGTGCGTCAAGAAGTTATGCGTCGGGAGCGCGACATCAGCAAAGTGATGGGCGAATCTAGTCAGGCCCGTCATTTCAGTCAGCAATTCCAGGCTGCGGTACAACCATTCGCTGACCATATCTCTGCCCGAGGTGCCCAACCCCTACAGGCTTTCACTAGCTTGTTGAACGCCGACAAGATTCTGTCGACTGCACCCCCTGAGCAACGCGCAGCCTTCATGGCTCAGTTGATCAATGAGTACAAGATTGACGTCAATCACCTGGACAGCGCGTTGTCTAAGGCGGGGGTTCCAGACCCAGCGTCTACACGCCTTGAGTCCTTGCTGGAGCAGCGCCTGGCCCCTATCAACCAGTTCCTGACTCAACAGCAGCAGCAAGCTCAGCAAGCTCAGCAAGCCAACGAGCAAGCAATTTTGCAGAACATCGAGTCTATGTCGAACGACCCCAAATTCGAGCATTTCGCTACCGTCAGAGAAGATATGGCCGATATTATCGACCTTCAAGCGAAAAAAGGGGTTTACTTAACTCTTGAACAGGCTTATAATCGCGCTATCGCCATGAACCCTGATGTCAATCAAGTGATAACTACACAACGGGCTAATGAAGCCAAGACAGCCGCAGCAAGAGCAGCCAATGCTCGTGCCCAGCAAGCTCTGTCGGCATCTAAGTCGGTTGGTGGTGCACCCACAGGATTGAGCTCTGGAGCCTCGGGCAAACTTGACCGTCGTGGAGCTATTGAAGCGGCGTTTGATGCAGCTGAGGGACGTTGAGTGTTACAACTACTTCGTACCGTACTTGGCCCCGCATCGTACCCGACCTTGCAGCACCCACAAGTCATGGAAGTCAGTCAAACCTCCGAGCCACGTGACCCACGTGCTCCGTTAGTTCAACCCGCAGCGGCTAACCCTGAACCCGCTGCAACCAAGGAGTAATCATGGCATTCGCCAATAGCGCAATCAGCGATATCATCGCAACCACTATCCAGTCTCGTACTGGTGAAATCGCGGACAACGTCACATCGAACAACGCTTTGTTGTCTCGTTTGAAGTCTCGCGGCAACATCAAGCCCTTCACTGGTGGTAACACTATCATGCAAGAACTCAGCTTCGCGTCCAACGGCAATGCCGGCTGGTACTCTGGCTATGAGACCTTGCCTATCGCAGCCCAGGACGTGATCAGCTCCGCTGAATACACGATCAAGCAAGCTGCCTGCCCTGTGACCATTTCCGGTCTGGAGCAACTGCAGAACGCCGGCAAGCAACAAATCATCGACTTGCTCGATGGTCGTATGCAAGTGGCAGAAGCATCCATGGCTAACTTGATTGCCTCCGGTCTGTACTCTGACGGTACAGCTGCTGGTGGTAAGCAAATCGACGGTTTGCTGAAGCAAGTGTCCACTACCCCAACCAACGTCGTTGGTGGTATCGACCGTTCTGTCTGGAACTTTTGGAAGAACCAGTACTTCCGTTGCACCACCACTGGCGGCGCGGCTATGTCTGCAGCCAACGTGCAGACATACTTCAACCGTATGTGGGCTACATTGGTTCGCGGTTCTGACCGTCCTGACTTGATTTTGGTCGACAACATCGCCTGGTCGTTCTACCTGAGCTCACTGCAGACCATCCAACGCTTTACCGATTCCAGCACAGCCAATCTCGGCTTCGCTTCGGTGAAGTTCATGGACGCTGACGTGGTTCTGGACGGTGGTCTGCAACTGAACTGGACTTCCACAGGTGCTGCCGGTACTGCCCCATCCGCCGTACCCGCAACCTCTGCGTACTTCCTGAACAGCAAGTACATGTTCTACCGTCCGCACTCTGCCCGCAACATGGTACCGTTGTCCCCAGGTCAACGCTACAGCACCAACCAGGACGCTGCCGTTCAAGTTCTGGCTTGGGCTGGTAACTTGACCTCTTCTGGTCTCCAGTTCCAAGGTCGCATGGACAACACCTAATCTCTTGGGGGCTTCGGCCCCCAAGTTGTTCATCTTCAAGGAGAACCCTATGAGTCAAGGAAATGCTAGCGCAGCAATCGGGTTGGCTAATACCAACAAGATTCCAGCGATTGGTGGCTATCTTCAAGATACCACAGTTCCAGGACCAAGTGCGGAGGGATACTACGCAGGTATCAATGCACTCGGTATTTGGGACTATAACCCAGTTCAAGAAACGGACTTTTCTGCTGCTGGTGGATTTACAGTACCGTCCAACAGCGGAGCAGCAACCGGCAAGGTTGCTCGTTTGGTCTCTACTGACGTAGCAGCCATGACCGTGGCCGCTGATGGCTTGTGTAACGTATCCGCAGCTGGTGTGGTTACGGCTCAAGCTACAACTGGTTTGTATAAAACCTTCATTACCGCAGCTACTGTCATACCAGCTAGTCGGTTTATTTGGGTATTCCTGGTGTAACCATTAGGGGTTGGGGCTTCGGCTCCAACCCCTATACTGTATACTGTAACGATTCCAACCCCCCCAACCCAACTAGGAACACAAGATGTCCACCGAAACTATTGACTTTGCTATGAATTTTGAAGACGGTCAGCAATCTGAAGCTGATAAACGTCTGCTTGTAATGTTCTACCGTTCCACGGTCAAGAACGAACACAAATCCATTGAAGCTGGTCGCCCCATTTTCGATGAAATTGACTTGGTCAAAATCGTCACCCCAGGCTCCCGCGATTCGTTCGTTGGAGACGCCACATACGAATACCAACAGCGCTTCCCATCTCAGTGGGCACGCTACAAGGCTGGTCAAGAGCAAGTGTCCAGCGGTACGCCCCTGAACTCTTTGCCATGGGTGACCATCGCCCAGCTGGAAGAGTTCAAGGCTGTCGGTTGCCATACCGTCGAACAACTGGTAGGTATGCCTGACTCGGTATCTCAACGCTTCATGGGTCACCACCAAATCAAACAGCGCGCTCAGGCTTACCTGGACGCTGCTGCCGGCGCTGCTCCCGCTATCCAACTCCAAGCTGAGTTGGAAAAGCGTGACGATCAAATCGCTGAACTCCAATCTCAAGTGGCCGCAATGCTAGCAGCTCAGAAGGCTGCTAGCGTGGCTAAGGTTCCAACTAAGGCGTAATATGGCTACATACTGGTCGGCACTGGCGGTTGCTAAGCAAGTTTGTGGGGAACTCGGGTTGCCCCAACCGACCAGTATTGTAGGTGTTAACGACACAATCTCTACCCAGATTGTGTCGTTGCTCAATAGCGCAGGCAACGAACTGCTGACGTACTACCCATGGGAGCAGTTCGTCAGCACGTTCAACGTAGCTACGGTGGGTGGTCAGGATAGCTACACGCTACCCACAGACTTGGCCTATTTCACTGACCAAACTCAGTGGGATAACACTAATCACTGGCCCTTGTCCGGCCCCAAATCTGCTCAGGAATGGGCGTTCCTCAAGGGTTCCCTGGTAGCCCCCATTCCTCGCATCCGTTACCGCATAGCTGGTGACTCTCTCAAGCTCTTCCCAACTCCAGGAGTTGGAGCTAGTTCGTTGTCCCTGAGCATGGAGTATATCTCCTGTAATTGGATTGCCCCCGTAGCAGGTGGCGAGACTAGCATGATTGTACTCGATACGGACATCCTACAGTACAACCCTTGGCTGCTGGTCAAATTTGTTAAGTTCAAGTTCTATGAACTCAAGGGCTTCCCCACACTGGGGGTGCAAGCTGACTTCATGCGGATATTCAATTCGTTGACCGGCAAGGATACGGGCGCAGACAAGCTATCCTTGGTCCAACAGCCCAACAACGCCTACATCGGAGTTGGTTCCATCCCTGACGGCAACTGGAATCAGTAAACATGTTCTTCCAAAAAGCGTCCCCAGCTTTCAGTGAGCCTGTACCGATAGCCGCACCCATTGGCGGGTTGAACGCCAAGGACTCCATTGTGGCTATGCCCCAGACCGACGCAATTGTACTACGTAACTGGTGGCCTCAGCCTTACGGTTGTACCGTACGCAAGGGGTTCAAGGAATGGGCTACGGGGCTGGGTAGCTTCGTCAACACCATACAAGAATGGGCATCCTCCACTGGTTCCCGCAAGCTATTCGCCTGGGCCGGTGGCAGCATGTTCGACGTTACGACCAGCGGAGCCGTAGGTGCCCCAATGCTCACAGGATTCGGGGGTACTAGCTGGGTATGTACTCAGATTACCAACTCTGGCGGTAACAACCTGATTGCTGTAAACGGCATTGACGACGGCATTATCTACAAGAACAGTGGCGTAGCTCGGCTCACGCTGGGGGATGGTATAGTAGCCAATACGTGGGCGGGTATAGACCCCAAGAACGCTAGCCAGGCCATTGTACACCAACATAGACTCTGGGTGGTTCAAAAGAATACCAGCGCAGGATGGTTTCTACCCCCTGACGCCATCCAAGGTACTTTCCTGAAGTATGACTTCGGCCCGTTGTTCAATATGGGTGGGTATCTCCAATTCCTAGCCACTTGGACCATTGACGATGGTAACGGCTCTGAGGACCATCTAGTGGGTCTGAGCTCCAACGGAGAGGCTGTCGTGTATGCTGGTACAGACCCAACGGACTCCACCAAGTGGTCTCTGGTGGGCGTGTACTACATAGGTGCACCTGTTAGTGGTCGCGTCGGGTTCTGCAAGGCTGGCGGTGACCTACTTGCCCTGACCCAACAGGGTGTAGTATCCATGGCTTCTGAGCTGGTATCTACCAAGGTTAACCAAGCCCAGAACCCACTGACGTCCTCCAAGATTCAGTATCTGATATCGAACGCCATTGCTACCTACTCTAGCTACGCTGGGTGGGACATCCGTTACTTCCCCAAGATTAACATGCTCTTGGTGAACGTACCGTCCATCGTGTCTGGTGGTACTACACAATTCGCTGCTAACCAATTGACCAACGCCTGGACTACCTTCAACGGTATGGACGCCTCATCTTGGGGTACGTACAGCTTGAATCCCATGTTCGGCACCTACGATGGTCGGGTCATGAGCGCCTGGACAGGTAGTCTGGATAGCGTAACCATGGCTGGTTCTGGCGGTACGGCCATACAATCTGAGGTACAACAGGCGTACACGTACTTTGGTCACGCGTCCACTCAGAAGCAAGTGGGTATGTACCAACCTGTTATGGTGGGTAACTACGCAGTGGCCGTATCTACTGAGATTGAGTACGACTTCGCCAGCACTACGTTGGATGCCCCTACAGCTATCAACCCCAACTCTGGCTCTACCTTGTGGAACTACTCGTTGTGGAATACCGCATCGTGGGTTGGCGGCTCGTCTGTCCAGAAGCCATGGTTCGGTGCTGAGGGTATGGGAATCGCTGCGTCATTGAAGATGATGACCCAATCCAGCGGGGACGTATTGTGGGTGGCAACTAACTACAACCTAGTGAACGGTAAGGGTGTATTGTGATAGACACCACCAACCAGGAAGAACTGGCTGAGTGGTTATGTAGTCGCATTGGTTTACTACCTACTAAAAATCTTCGTTGTATAGGTAGACGCGGCGCAAAAGGGGATATAATCGGCGTTATTGGCTATGACTCATTCACTAACGCATCGGTTCAGATGCATTCAGCGGGTGAAGGTAATTGGTTGTCGAAAGAGTTTCTCAGGGTAATGTTCGATTACCCGTTTGTAGTCTGCAAGTTGAAGGTTGTTTACGGTTGTGTTTTGGAGTCCAACGAGAGGGCGCTGAAACTCAACTACCGCGTGGGGTTCAAATATGAACACACCCTCAAAGATTGTTATCTTGAAGGTGGTGCCATCATAATGTCCATGAGCAAGGATGAATGTAGATATTTGAAGGAGATACCCCATGGGTAAGTCAAGTCCCTCGGCGCCACCGCCGCCAGACTACGAGGCACAAGCCAAAGCTGGTAAGGTCAACCAAGTTGGCCCTCAAGGTACAAAGACTTGGTCCAAGGGTGCCGACGGCATTTGGACAGAAACCACCGACGCTGGCGACGCAGGCAAGAACTACCAAGCCCAACAAGCGGGGCTGCTACGAATGTCGGATGCGGCCACAGGGGCGTTACCTGGGGCCATAGACAAGTCCCTGACGGGGTTAGACACTTCCAGCCTACCAGGTTGGAAGAACTTCGACATGAGTCCTACTGGTAACTCCAAGGACATTCAGGACGCCACCTACGCTTTGATGCAACCCCAACTCCAACAGGGTCGGGACAGCGAGATTCAACGTCTGAAGAACCAGGGTATCACTGAGGATTCACCAGCCTTCCAACGCGCGATGCTTACGTTGGACCAAGGCGACAACGACGCCAAGATAAAGGCGTTGATAGCTGGTACCACTGAGTACGGCAACAGTTTCAACCGTAACACACAAGCCTCTACACTTTCCAATGCCCTGAGAGGTCAGATGCTCGGAGAGCAGTCCAACGTCAACAACTACGACTTGAACCAAGTCAAGAGCTTGTTCAACTTCGGGCAAGGCGGCGGTGGCGGTTTGGGCCCTGATGGGGCCACTAATGACGGCGGTGCGGCAGCTGCGGCGATGAACAATACCTACAAAGCCCAAATGGATCAGTACAACGCTTCTCAGGCCAACGCTGGCTCGGCAGGTGCGGGTCTAGGCGGTTTGCTCGGGGCAGGTGCCGGATTTTTGATGGGCGGTGGACCAGCAGGTATGCAACTTGGAGCTACCCTGGGTAGTGGCGTAGGTCGTGGACTGCTTCGCTAAGGGGTAATCATGGACTTCCAAGCCTTCTTGAACCCCAACGATACAACATCGTATTCGTCCTTGGACTATCAAGGTCGCGGTCTGGCTGCTACTAAACAACGCAAGTTGGCGGACATGCTTCGCCAAAATTTGAAGGACACACCTGCGGCTACCCCTCAGATGGTGGGTGGTCAGTATATTCGACCCCATTGGACTGAGGGTCTATCGGATGCCTTACGTACAGGACTTGCCGGCTACGCTGGTATCAAGGCTGACGAGGCAGACGTTGGGGTTCAACAAGCCCAACAAGGTGCGGCTGAGCAATGGCGCGCAGCTACCCCTACATCGGTTGTACACGACACCCCTATGCCCGAGGGTCAGATGGGTCCAGGACAACCAACTGTGACACCCCCCACACGGGAAACGATTCTCAAGCACACGTTGGAGGGTTTGACCAATCCTCTGACCGCCAAAGAAGCAGCGGTGACAAACGCATCGTTGACCTCCAACCTTGACCGTACTGACGACAAGGCATTCCGCGACCAGCAAGCTCGTCAGTCAGCTCAAGAGCGTTCGGACAACTTGATGGCCCAATTGACCCAACGAGCTGATGATGCCCAACGGCGCTCTGAAGACCGTGCATCTGACCGCGCCTCACGCGAGGCAGCGGCCAAAGAAGCGTTGGCTCTGCGGGGTCAAATCGCGCAGGGTCAGCAAGAGATTGCCCGTCAAGGTTTGGAGTTGCGGCGTGATATAGCAAATAGCAAGGGTAACAACGAGAAGCCCCTGCCTGCTGCCCAGGCTACTGCCTACGTGAATAACGCCACAGCGTTGGGTAATATCGATGATGCCTTGAAGAAGGTGGACGCCAATCCTGCGGCTTTTGGGTTGACCAATATGTTACCCAATGCGGTGGTAACCCGCATGGACCCCAAAGGTATCGAGGCACGTGCAGCGGTATTCAACTTGGGTTCGTTGAAGATTCACGACCGTTCGGGTGCGGCTGTTACAGCCTCGGAAACCCCACGATTGCTACCGTTCATTCCCACACCTGGGGATAGCGCGAAAACCATCAAGACCAAGTTGAATGGGTTCCAACGCGAGTACAACTTGATGCAGCAAAACATTGAGGACTTCGCAGGTACTCAAGGTTACAAATCCCCTCGTAAGCAGAGCGGTGGGGGTGACGGCACCGTTGACTACGGGAGCTTGTCCAAATGAACGTAAAACTGCCTGATGGCACCATCATCCGAAACGTACCAGAGGGTACGAGTCAGGCAGACCTATTCGCCAAACTACAAGCGAACGGGTATGACGTAGCCAAACTGAAGGGTACGGCAGAGCACAATGCTCGCGCCGCAGCTGACCTAGCTGCCGACACCAAGAAGTACGCACCTGAGGGTGGCTTCTGGGCCAACCTTGGGGCTGGTATGAATAATACCGTCCAGGGCGTCAAGCAACTGGTGGGTCAGGGTGAAACTGACGACCAAATCAAAGAGCGTCGGGCGTTGGATGAGAAGCTGGCCGATAGCACCACGTTAGGTGGTTTGACCCAAATGGGCGGTGAGATGCTCATGAACGCACCTCTCAGTGCTGCTGGCGGAGCCGTTGTAGGTAAGGCTCTGACTTCCCTGCCTAAAGTCGGCGCTATGCTTACTAAATTAGGGGGCGTAGGGGGCCGCGTAGCTAACCTAGGTACGGTAGGGAGGGGGGCCGTAGAAGGGGCTGTCGGAGGCGCGTTAAACGCGACTACGGAGGATGAATCGAAGGGGGTAAACTCGGTTATCGGGGGTACTGCTGGAGCAGTAGTACCAGCGGCGGGGGCTGGGGTATCCAAGTTGGTAAAAGCCTTGTCGAAGTCCAATGCCGGCAACCGTGCCGCCCAGATACTTGAAGAGCAGTTGGGCCCTCAGAATGTGCACGACATCAACTTCAAGTTGGATGTACAGCCCAAACCCTCGTTGCCATTGTCTACCGCAGCTACAACTGAGAACGCCACTCTGGCCTCGTTGGAGCGTGGCGCTCGTGGGCGCAACACGGGAGATATGGGGTTCAACCAAAGCAAGAAGGTCGCAGAGCAAGCGTGGGGTGCTGTCAAGGGTGCGACTAAACAGGCTGACGAACTCGCTGACCGAGTGACTGACCGCGAAGCCACTATTCAGCTGTCTAAAGACCACCTGAATACGTTTAACAAGCCAAGGGCTTTGGGTCGTGCTCAACAGATTGTATCCGATACCGCTGAGGAACTGAGGGGTACAACTGTAGCGCGTCAGAACCCAGAGGTAACCAGTACAATCTCTCAGGTGGAGTCCTTGTTATCCCACCCTGAGCGTACAGCAGGTGACTACGCTAGCCAGTACTGGCGTCTCAGCGATATGGCTAATAACCCCAATACGTCTGCCGAGGCTCGTGGGGTACTAATGCGGTTGCGTAACTCGGTACAGCAAGCAGCTGACGAGGCTAGTGGCGGTACCAACCAATTCTCCGACATGGTGGGACGGTTCAAGGTTGACCAGGCTCACGTGGATACGGCCCAAGCCGCAAAGGGTGTTCGGGAATCGTTTGTCGACCCAATGGGTGTGGTTAAGGGTTCAGAGGTATTTGGGGATACCCCCACCATCACCTCGGCTGCTCTACGCAAGTCTATGGTGAAGAATGGTACCAACGCCTACGGTGACGTGCTGGAACCCTCAACTCGGGGTGCTCTCAAAGACCTTGAAGGGGAGCTTGTACGCCACGAAATGTGGCAACCCAAGAACTCCCCAGGATTGTCCCAACTGGGCATTGAAAACCCCCTGTCTGTTGTATCGTCAGGTCGTGACAATCCGTTCAACTACCTACCGTTGGTGAAGGGGGGAGCTAATTGGCTCTTCAAGGGTTCTCGTCAGGCAACTACCGACGCAGCGGATGCGGCCATGATGGACCCCACCGTGTGGAAGAAAATGATGACGGACTATGCGGCTAGCAAGTCACCGTTGACCCAACAAGAGTACATGGCTCGGGCGCTGCGTCAAGCTACGTTGCTACCGGGCAATGCCGTAGCCACCCAAATTGGAGAATAAGCATGCCTCGTGACGGCTCAGGTAATTATACGCTACCAGCGGGAAACCCCGTTGTTACCGGCACTATTATTGATGTAAATTGGGCCAACCCTACGCTCTCAGACGTTGCCCTTCAGTTGAACAACGTACTGACTCGCGATGGGTTGCTGCCCGCTACAGGCCCACTACCTATGGGGGCTAACAAAATAGCCAACCTAGGGGTCGGCTCGTTGCTTACTGACTCAATTACGTTGGGTCAAGTACAAAATAGCACCGTCCAATACCTCACTGCAGTTGCGGGTACTAACGACTTCACTGCTACGTTGGCTAGCCTGGCTGCTTACACGGCAGGTCAGACCTTTCGGTTTGTAGCTCCTGCGGCCAATACGGGCGCAGCTACTATCAACATCAATGGTTTGGGGGTCAAGTCTATCACCAAGTCAGGTGCTGTAGCGTTGGTCGGCGCGGAGATTGCTACAGGGTCTGTCGTACAAATATCGTATGATGGTACCCAATTTCAGTTGCTAGCTGGCGCTGGCGGTGCTGCGGGTGGGGCTACTGGTGGTGGCACAGACGCGGTGTTCTACGAGAATGACCTAACCATCAATACCAACTACACCATTGGCTCCGCAGCCTACAGGTCTGGGGTTACCATTTCGTTGACCAATCCTGCGTTGTTCACCTTGTCGGGCCACAACCTAGCAGCTGAGATGGTCGTACATTTGAGTACTACGGGTGCGTTGCCTACGGGCTTCGCAGTGGATACCCCATACTACGTGATTGCTACTGGATTAACCTCCAGCGTATTCCAATTATCTGCTACCCTCAACGGTACAGGTATCAACGCCAGTGGAGCCCAATCTGGCGTACATTCTGTCGGCAAAATCAAAAATGCCGTATCTGCTGGCCCTGTTGGAATCGCTACAGGGGTCACTGTCACCGTGCCCACTGGCGCAACTTGGAGCATTGTGTGATTACAAATAAAGACTTTCTCTGGGCACTTGGTGGAACAGTAATTGTTCTTGTCCCTCTTGTTTACTTTATGTATAGCGCGGGGTGCTTTAAATGAGCGTACCAATTTCAGGCACAACCGGAATCTCTCTGGTTCAAGACGCAACCATCACTACTGCAAAGATTGTTGATACCAGCATCACTGCTGCAAAACTGAATGGAGCGCAGACAGGCTCTGCTCCTATTTATGGTTGTAGGGCTTGGTGTGTGTTCAATGGGAATACTGCTGGAACCAATGCTCCTCTGGCAGGTGGAAACGTGACCTCGGTGACTAAAAACGCTACGGGAGACTACACGATTAACTTCACCACTGCGCTACAAGACACTAACTTTTCATTATCAGGCTCGGCGAATGTTGCAGCAGCTAATAAGACGGTGTTCACAGAGCATTCGACTGCGAGAACTACATCTTCCGTAAGTGTGCTTACTTCGCAAGGTGGTGCTGGTTCTGCCCAAAGTGACCCCACTTTAGTATCTGTCGCAATCTTCCGCTAAGGACTCAATATGGCCGGAACACTAAAAGTACACGTACAGCTTGGCGACTCAGCCACAGCTACTAATAACTTCATGGTCACTGCTGAAGCGGCTGATGGAACTATGAAGATTGCCCGAGGTAACAAAGGGGCAACAACGCAAGATATTCTGACGGTGGATGCAAGTGGAAAAGTTGCGATGCCGCAAGGTATGGCAGGTGGGTCTTTGACTCTAGGCACTGCAATTGCTACTACAAGCGGATTGAACGCCGACTTTACGGGTATCCCGAGTTGGGCCAAGCGAATCACTGTAATGCTTCGTGGCGTTTCCCTATCAGGAGTTAGTGACTACTTTCTCCGGGTTGGCAATTCAGGGGCGTTCGTAACTACTGGATATGCGTCATCTTGGTCTTACGCGACCACAGGGGTGGCTACAGGGACATCTACTGCTGGATTTGGGATGACTGGAAATTCTGCGGCTGGAGCCATGAGCACCCAGTTTGTGCTTACCTTACAAGATGCAGCTACCAATTCTTGGGTTTGTACCCAAGCAGGTGCGGATACCGCTGGCTCATCTACTCGGATGGGTGGTGGGTCTATAACCCTGTCTTCCGCACTTGATCGTATTCGCCTTACATCACAGAACGGTACAGACACTTTTGATGCTGGCTCCATGAACATCATGTATGAGGGATAACAAATGACCGCAGCAATTTCAGCACCAACCTCAACCACAGGTTCCCTCAAAGTTAATGGTACGGATGTAGTTACCTTTGACTCCACTGGGATTATCTCGGGGGTGAACAAGTCGGCAGTGTCGCAACAAGCTACGCTTGGGACAACTCAGAACACCACTGCAGGGACAAGCATCGACTTTACTGGGATACCTTCGTGGGTCAAGCGCATTACCGTATCCATGAACGGCGTATCGACCAACGGGACTTCCCAGACTATTTTGCAGCTTGGTAAGTCAGCGGGTGTGGAGACTACGGGGTACACCTCCTATGGTATCCAGCAAATTTCCAACTCCAGCGGATTGGCCTCGTTCACTACAGGCTTGGCTGCAGCGGCAGGAACAGGTACAACGGCAGCGGGTACTCGCTACGGTCAGATGGTACTGACATTAATGGATCTTGCCACAAACACTTGGTCTATGCAAGGTCAGTGGGCCAATATTGGCGATGCCGTGATGAATCAAGCTGCGGGTATCAAAGCCCTCGCTGGAACGCTTGACCGTGTTCGCCTGACTACGGTGAATGGTACGGACACCTTTGACGCGGGCAGCGTTAACATCCTGTACGAGTAAGCCAGATGATTTCGCTGTTCTGGTTGCTGTTGCCTTGGGCGTTGGCTTGCGTAGACGGTGGGAGCCGTAAACCCCACCACGTCGTAGCAGCAGTGCTCGCTTGGCTGCTTGATTTGTTTATCGCTCGGGTGCAGTGGAGGGCCCTCGCTGGCCCATTGCATGGATCGGAGCGTACTATCTCTGACTCGCTTGAGAGGCTCTGCTGGGATTACCAGAATCCAGATTACGCGTTGTTCATCCAAATAGCCAAGAAGATCAACAGAATCTCCCCAACTCATGACCATATAAAGGCCGTGCTATGAGCAATGACGATACGATTGACCGCCGTGACTACGGGCGTATGGAAGCCCAAGTTGAGCAGCTGACCAAGGACGTACACACGCTCAAGGAAACGGTTGAGACCATGCGGGACATGATGCAGCAAGCCCAGGGCGGTTGGAAGACCGTCATGCTTATCGGTGGCGTAGCTAGTACGGTTGGCGGAGCCATGGCTTGGGTTCTCAGTCACATTAAGTTTTCATAGGGGGCAACATGAACCTTACAGTAGTCAGAACCATGTGTGGTGCGGTATGCACCATCGGTGAACTCTACGTTGACGGGGTTCGCTCGTGCTTTACCTTGGAAGATGTTGTACGATCCGATGGGGAGAAAGTCTATGGAGAAACTGCTATACCTGCTGGCCGCTATCGGGTGGTTATCACTTTTAGCAATCGCTTTCAGCACGATATGCCTCTATTGGTGGATGTCCCAAACTTTGAGGGAATACGTATCCACCCAGGTAACACCGCAGTGGATACCCACGGGTGCTTACTGGTGGGAATGGACCGACATGGAGATTCCATCCTCAACAGCCGAGTTGCCTATGCAAGCGTGTTCGCAGACATCAGAGACGCCATTGACCGCGGTGAAGAAGTCTGGATTGATGTAAAGGATTTAGCATGAACTGGACCGACATTCTCAAGGGTATAGCCCCCACCCTAGCCAGCGCTGCGCTCGGCCCATTAGGGGGTGTACTGGTGGCTGGGTTGGGTAGTGCCATGGGTATTGATTCCCCCACCCAGGACAAGATATCCAAAGCCTTCACTAATGGGCAATTAACCCCAGAGGCGTTGGAGAAGATACGCGCTCTAGAACTCCAATACCAGAACGATGAGAAAGAACGGGGGTTCAAGTATGCGGAGTTGGAGTTCAAAGATCGAGACAGCGCACGCAACCGAGAAGTTCAGACTGGTGATAACACCACAAAGTTGCTAGCGTTTATCATTGTAGGGGCTTTTGTGGGTACAGTAGCCGCTACGCTGGCTGGCTGGACAAAAGCAGAATCGGTACTCGCAGGTACACTTATAGGCTACTTGTCTGCAAAAGCAGAACAGGTATTGAGCTACTACTTTGGTAGCAACAAGGACAGCAGCAGAAAGACCGAATTGCTGGCTAACTCTACCCAATCTAAATAACTGGAGAATACTATGGCTGATGTAATGACCCCAGAACTACGGGCAATGGCGATGCAATTATTGGGGCAAGGTGCCCTTCGCAGCGCGGGTAACCAGGTGAATGCACCCAATCGTGGGTCAGAGATTCAGGCTCAAGAACTGGCGGCTATGCAGGGTCAGCAACCTGTACCCATCCAGACCCCTCTAGGTGGTCCTGCTCAGCCGTCACTCGGTGGCCCGCAAGACCCCTCTACATTTATGCCCCAGGGTATACCCAAACAAAACGGGGGCCGTATGACCCCCGAGCAAGCAGCTAGACTAGCTGAGATGCTTCGCGCTAGGCAATGAAGCGTACAAGTCCTGGTAGCACGATGCTGCCGGACATGAAGCAGATAACGTGCCAACCTGTCCAGACTTCACGATTGTCGTTGTAGAAGTTTGGACCCCAATTAGCCTCACGGTGCTTACGCCAGACGTACCATCCGAACCCCGTCAGCATGACGACCAAGGTTGCTTCGCCCATGTAGATGTATACTACACGGTGTAGGATGAGCCAGTATACGGCCCCAATCAAAATCAACAGTGCCTTAGTCATGGCGTATTCCCTCGTAGTGAACGCGAAATCTATGGTCTGGTTTCAAATCGCTGACGCATACCCATTTGCCTTCCGCATCGCTGAAGTACAGCGCGTCGGTGGGGGCTTCCTGGTCTGCTGCCATATGCTGTTGGCCGTCAATGTAGTACTGGAAACTACCAAGTTGACGACCCCAAAGGGCAATAGCCTTGTAATCTTTGGGGCTGGGCATGATTACACCGTGTAGGCTAGGCTGAGCAATTCTTGCTTTTGCTTGGTGAGCTCGGCAATTTCTTCCTCCAAGTCCAGTCTCTTGGTACGGATAGCCTTGTCGATATTAGCTACCGTACCTTGAATAAGTTCATCCATAGATGTGTCATCGGTGGCGATGACTTCCAACTCTTTGACGAACAACCAGTCAGAACTGCTGGTCTCGTAGGTGAACAGCGCATAGTGGGGTTCGCCCTGTATAGCCGATGGGGTCGACACGTAGCGATACAAACGAACCGACAACTTGATTTCCTGGGACATGAGTTACTCCTTACAAATACCCGCATGACGAACAAACTTGGCCTTGGCGGGTAAGCAAGAACAAGCCGAATTGATACACCTTGGGTCGCCCAGAGTAGTGGATATCTTGGAAGGTTCTTGGTACGTTGCCCAAGAGAATGCTGCGTAAAGCAGTAGAGCTACTGAGCTGCGACCAATAACCTTTCTCATGATACCCTTTCTTTGCGATAGGTCTATTATACCCCTACAAAGGTTGTATAATAGACTATCGTTTGTTATTCCGATTGTTTAGCTCGGGCTGCGTCATACTTGCGTTGTTCTTGCTCATCAGTACCGCGTCGAGGCAACGCGGCCAATTGAAGTTGACTGGCCATCACTTCGCGTTTCTTCTGAAGGAAGTGAATGGCCTTGTCCAAGTCTTCGATAGCCTTATGGGCGTCACCCTTGCGACCCAATCGCCACAGGTACTTGGTAGCTGCCCCTACCAAATAGTCCCAGTTCAGGGCTACCACAACGTCCCAATGCTGGGGTGTGCCTTCTTGTTTATAGTGGGAGCCACCCACTTGTTTGTCGTTCGCGCTCATCGTAGTGTATCCAAAAATGTGGACGCCTCCATTGTCGGCGGTATGCGGGCGTCCAAATACGCAATACCAGCCCTGACTACTCCCTCCATCTTGAGGTTACCCATATCTACCTCGGCTTGGCAGTACATGATAAGCTCCAGCATATCGGCCCACTTGATGCATTCTGCTTCGTCAGGTAGTAGCCCGTAGTCTATACCCAATCTACGGTTGAAGCTATCCTCCAGCTTCTCCAATGACTCTCTCAACTCTCTGCTGGCCCACTTGGCGGTAGCAGGGGTGTCCCCCGTAACTGACTCAGCTAGGTCGTGGGTCAATGCAGAGTGGAGCATCATAGCGCTGGGCTTGCAAATCTCCAGTAGAATCATTGCTACGCCCCAGCTATGCTCGGCCACATTTTGGGTGTGGATAGTACGCTTGGTGTGGAACCGCTTGGTCACACCGGCTTCGTACAACTCTTTGAATCTACGGTTCATTTTTCGCGCCTTTCCAGCCACTCTAGACAAGCCAGCTTGACGGCTGTATCGGGTATGGTGGTAGCGTAACTGACCGCACGAGTGAAGCTACCCTCTTTGTAGCACTTCCAGGACTTGGCCATGGGTTGTAGCACCCAATTGATGTACGAGTGGTCGTAGCTGCCGTAGTAGTCGTCCATGACTAGGTTGGATACGAACTTGGCGCAATCGCGTAGGAACGCATCTGCTTGCTCATCGTGCCGAATCAATGGGGTGTGTACCCAAGCCTCGTTGTACAAGTTGGACTTCGGTTCGCTGGGGTGGTCGAGTAGGGGCCAATGCTTCTCGTAGATATGCCAGTCGTTACTGACTTGGGTGTAGGTACCAATGGGTACGCCTACCGCCAGGGCGATGAATTCCTGTAGCACCGACATGTGTACGGCGTTGGCCCCGTAGCAGCCCCAAACTACGTCATTGGAGCGATTACAAACTGTCATGTCCAACTTACCCTCACGGATGCGGAAGTAGATGTGGGTGTTACAGGGTAAGTCTTTGGACCCCAAATTGGCCCCATCGTATAGACCGTCCCACATGGCTACCACTGCTCGGCGCGTATTGTGGTCACGTTGTAGTAACCCCACCAGGTTTTTCAATTGGTCGGTATCAAAGTGTTTGCGCCAGCGGTATCCGTAGGCGCCATTGAGAGTGATGCCGTCATCGCTGAAGTCGCCCATGTTGCCTGCGAACTTCTTGACGAACTCGACATCATTGCGACCCGCCAGCATCCAGATGGACTCCATGATATGGAAGTACGGATTGGCATTGCGTTCCTCGTCAAACAGCATACGCTGAGTCGGGTTTTGGTACACCGTAGATACAGGTGTGGGGTAGGTCTTGACCGACCCGTTGCGGCTACCCTCGGTGGAGTGGTTAACCCGAAGGTTCCACAACGCATCTGAGTAGGCATCGTTGACGTTATTGGCGTGTAGGACTAGCATGATATTCCTTCAAGAGTTGGTTGAGTTCTAACTTAACACGGCGGGCAACGTCACCCCGCCAGCCATTGGAGTTGACCAAGAAACGGACAACGATGTCGTCTGCTGGGTCCAGGCCATAGGTATCCTCTATCGACTTGAGCGATAGCATAGCCGCTACGTATGGCTTACACCAGATGATGTAAGCAGGTTGATTCTTCCCAGGTGGGCCCCAATCTGCGAGTATGTCCGCAGCTATTTTGTTGAGTGGACGAGACATGTCGTTCTCCGTAGTTGGTAAGCCTCTATTATAAGGGCTAGACGTATGGGATAGCGGTAAATCGAGTGTTCCCGACAATATGTTTTACAACGCAGTAGAACTCTCCAGCCTCGCGCATAGCGGCGGTGATGGTCAGTCCTTTGTCGCTGAGCCAATTGTCGTAGGCTACCAAGTATGACTCAGCCGTGGGGTCGACAGGTTCGCCAAAGTCTCTCTCATACGTCTTGTAGTTGAGGTGAATCTTGTGGCATGAGGTGTCCGTAAACCACACTACAATTGAGGGCTTCCGCAGTACTGCTCGTGAGACGTTATCCCACATTTCCTTAACGCCTTTGGTCTTGATGGTACCCACAGACATGTCGAGTAGCAGGACATCGTAAACCGACAAGTCTGCCTCGGCTAGCATGAGCATGGAGTCGTCAATCTGGTAGACGTTGGGATACAAACTCTTGAGGTACTTCACGCATGTGGGGTCTCGCTCAAAGAAATGATGCTGAGCCCCCTCCACGGATTGGTCCACCACTTGTGCCGACGCACCGACCCCGCCAAAGGCGTGTAGCACCTTGGGCTTCTCCAATCCCTTGAGGGCAGGGGGGAGTAGGGTGGTCAAGCAGGTAAGGTGGCGTACCACATCACGGGTTGAGTCTTTGAGGAACTCTTGATATGAGTCCCGCACTTTGGTTTCCATGGTAGTTTCCATACCGATGGGCAGGTTGATGGAAAATCCATTCACTTTCAGGGTTTCTACGCGCATTTTCGTTTTCCTCTCGGGGGTAGGTAGGCCGGCAATCAGCCTAGGGCTTTGTAAATCTTTGAATACGGGGTCGTTTTCGCTCGGGTAGGGGGTAGGTAGCCCCCGACGCGAAAACGCGCCCTAGGGGGCTGGGGTATAGCGTGCTTTTGGCTTGCCTCCATAGTATTTAGTGCGAACGTACTTGCTAAACTCGCACATGACGTTCTGGGTGTTCTGGGCACAAAGCATCATACCCGTTTCGGCATAGATTATCTTGCGCACCTCGTTCACTTCCTTGCGGAATTGGGTCTCACCGATAGCCTTCTGAGGTCTGTCGTACAGGTAGTTAAGCCCAGCGGTAGAGCCTGGCCCTACCCCGCACCATGTATCCCAATCAGGGGCGAACTGTAGGGGCATGTCCAACATCTTGAGGTCTGCGATTATCTGACCCCGCAGGAACGTACCAATGCCTGGTACAACTAGCTTCTTGTCGGCGCTCTCCAGGGTATCCCTTTTGTTAATGGGGTTAGCTACCAGTTGGTCGTATAGCTTGCTTAGTACGCGGGCAATAATCACCTCTTTGGCCTCGCCACCTGCTGAGTAGCCACCCGTTATCATGTAGGCGCTGGTCCACACTTTTGCCCCAGTAGTCTTGCGTTTAGCAATAGCTTCAATGAAGCTATACGGAGCCCACTCTACTGGGAACCCAATGTCGGCCAGGGTTTCCGGCAAGTTGACCATACGAGCCAACGCAGTAGCGAATACCAGATTGTCGTGCCCGATACCCTTAGCCAAGAAGTGTCGGTGAATCCAACGGGTCACCTTGTCGTCTTCACGACGCACGTTACAAAACCTGTACTCATTTAGAATGACGTCTCCAGTGTAGGGTCGCACTTCACCAGCCTCTTTGCGAATACGAATGTACTCGCGTTCGAGCACCCAATGTTTGAGGTCGGGTAGGTGTTTCATTTAATAGCCCCACAAAAAATCAATAGGGCTATCATTGTTGACAGCCAAGTAATCGTTGCTCGCGCAGCATTCATGTCTGCTGTTCCTTCTGGAAGAAATCCTCTACCAACGAACGCATACGTAGTCAGGTTTGCAACCATTACTAGGGCTGGGATAGCCGCAATGAGCGCGAGGGCTGCAAATATGTATTGCCTTTTCATTTCAAACCCCCAATCCCGTGCGCGGCTTCTGCAAATTCGACGCCAGCCGTAAAACTCCATGCCGATGAAACAAAAGCATATTTAAGGTCATGCTCTAAATACCCTTCTTTTATCTGCTCATTCGTCAGCGGCTTGGGCGCTCCTTGTGGTGCTGCGTAGAGTGGCATCGCTGTGCTTCCGAAAAATGTCACTGGCTTCTGTATTGACAGCCCTATAAACTGCTTGTGACCATCAAGCCTGTCGTAGCCGCCTTCGCCAACAACTGCCCACGCCACAGGCTCTTGCTCCCCCTTTGGTGCTGCTTTTAGCTTGTTCGCAAAGTCACGAACTTCTTGCGGGCAGTTAGCAAGCCACTCATCGCTAGTTGCAGGCTCTTGCTCCTGTACTGGCTGAGCGGCCTGTGGTGCTGTCATGGCATCCTGCAACTCATTAGATGCATCCATGTACTCACCTATCTTTGAGCCTGCTTCCATTCCTTCTGAGTAGCCAGCCTCCCAAGCATCCCATCCTTCACAGTCGCACACATAATGATCTGCTGCGTGGCTACTGTTTCGGTTAAACCCATGTGGAGCTTTTGCGTGGGGGTTGCACTTTGGTTCTGATTGCTGCGCGAGTGCTTCCGTCAGTGCTGCGTAGAGTTCTTTTCTAGCATTTCTGTTTGTCTCAAAAGGCCATTGCTGTGCATACGCATCAGCCAGCGCCATCAGCGTCTCTACTGTGTGTATCATTTGAGTAGCCCCAGTAATTGAGGTAGCATTGGTTGGTCGTGATGAAGTACCGCAACCTTGTGAGGGGTACTATTCAATAACCGTAGACGCAGACGCTCAATGGTATCGTACTTATCGCGGGTCAACTGTGGGTTGAACTTATTGGTACTACCATTGGCCTCACGTCGGGCTACGACACGTTCCAGGCAAAGCTCTATGGGGGTATCCAGGAACACGTAGATGTACTCGTCGCCATACTGTAGAGAGTCCGTACCCATGGCCCCGTAGTAGGTGGACTGCAACAATCCTTCGTGGACCACATGACCCAATTGGAAGTACTTGTGTACCAGTGACATAGCCTCCTTGGCCGAGGATACGGTGTCCATACCCCCGCAGTTGTTATCGTAGGAACCCAGTACAAAGATGGGTAGCTCGATGTCTGGACGCGTCAGCGAGTACCCTTCAGTCTTGAGAGCTGTACCTTTTACAGATACCACCTTATTTACTTGCGACGCTTTCATCAACTCACGGACAGCGGTTGTTTTACCTGCGCCCGAGCATCCGTGTATTTTCAGAATTGCCATACAGTTGCCTTTGGTTTATCCGTCAACCCGACGGCAGGGAGTGGGGGAAGTGACCCCAATTCTTCCATGATATTACTGCTGCTGTGCTTGTAGGGATGTAGGGCTACGTCCCCAAACTTGGCTTGGTACTCGTCTAGGATGTCCATGCCGTAGTTCCAAAGCAGCTCGTAGTTGTCAACCGATTCGTTGGCCCAAGCTACCCAGACGTTGCTGAGAGGCAAGGTGTCTATACGACGCTTAATGGGATGCTTCTTCTGTAGGCGCCAAACGCTGTACAGAATTTGGGAGATACGGATGGGGTATACCATGATCTCTTTGTCAGACAACCCTTCGGTTGTCTCGTCATCAGTTATGTGTATCATTTGGTATCCTTCAAGGCTTCTGAGATTCGTTCTTCCAAATCTCCTGCACATTCCCGTTCCCAAGCATCCCCATAACCGCAATAGTCAAGATGGTCAGACGCGGCCTGCAGTACTTCGCGTAGTTGGGCAACCTGCTTTTGTAGCTTAACCAGTTCTTCTGTAATCATCTTGCCTCCCAAAGGGTGAAGGGTTTGATGACGTACTCGCTGGGTTCATAAGCGTCCAGAGAGTGTTGAGCGTAGATGAGACCGTAGCAAGTACCGCCCCAAGAGTTGGTGTACTGAACGATTTTACGCACTTGAGGGTCACCCTGGTAGTGACCACCTGCGTCGATGATTTCATCCACTATGGCTCTGTCGTTGATGGTGGGCATTTTAGCTCCTTCGTTGAAAGATTCTATTTTACCGCTAAATCGGTGTGGGTAAATAATTATCGTATGGCACTTTTGGCGTAATCAATGAGAGCTTGATCAACGCGAGACTGGGTTACATCCTTCTTTGTAATGGCTTCCAGCACCTTGTCGTCCATCGTGTCGTCGGCCAGCAATACGTGGTTCTTCACCACTGGGGAATCTTGACCTTGACGCCAGACCCGAGCGATAGCTTGTAGCCATAACTCCAAATCCTGACTGAGCCCGAACCAGCAAATGTCCGAGCACGCACCTTGTAGATTGAGACCATGTCCTGCTGACCGCGGGTGGCCGATTAACAACGGTATCTTACCAGCGTTGAAGTCAGCCACTACCTGGGCCGTATTCTTACACCCAGTAATGTTGATGGCGTTCGGGAAACGCTTCAGTATGCGAGCACCGTCAGCAATGAACTCGTACATGAGAAGCAAGGGGCGACCTTGTAGCTCTTCAATGAGCTCGGCTAGAGCGTCCAACTTCTCATCGTGAATGGGTAGGTACTCGCCACGCTCTTCTTGGGAGTATATGAATCCATTGGAGATTTGACGGCATTTGACCCCAACCGATGCCTTGTTAAACGCTGGTATGGTCTCGTCCAATACCTTGATGAGGTAGTCGCGCTCAAAGGTCTTGTACTGCTTGAGTACCGCAGGGGGTAGCGTCACACGAATGGTGTTGTGGATCAGCTCCGGCATAGTCAGTTTGTCCTTCGCCCGCATACGGAGCAGCATGTGCTGTACCCTAGCCATGATTTGTTCTTCAGCGTTGACGTTCATTTCGTACACGTACTGGATGTACGGGTGTGGATGCATGAACATCTGACGGAAGTGGGTGATATATTCACCCAAAGCCTTACCATCGTCAAGGAAGTAGCACTGACCGAACAGTTGGTGTAGACCGTTCGGGGCTGGCGTACCTGTAGCAATATTGCGGTACTTGATTTGGGGCAGCAACGGCTTCAGCATCTTGAAGCGCTGAGTAGTGATATCGGCAAATCGTGTGGACTCATCCGACAAGATGAGGTCGAACCCCCACTTGTTACTCAACTGACCCGAGCGCATACCGACCACCTTACCAGGGTTGGTCACCTTGTACAAACTCTCTGGATTGATGACGTAGACGTCAAACTTGGCCTTGAGCAACTCTTCACGCTGCTCGTCTGTCTTCTGGCATAGGTCGCAGACCCTCAGGTGATTGAAGTCTTTCCACTTCTGAGCCTCAAACGGCCAGACCGTCTGGGCTACCCGTAGTGGGGCCACCACTAGGGCGCGTCGGATGTCTTTGCGATCCAGCAGTACGGATATGAGGGCCAAGAATGTTGAGGTCTTGCCCAATCCTGGGTCCAGTAGTAACCCTGAGTTGGTACGTCCAAGGGCGAACGCAAGGGATTCCTCTTGGTAGTCCCTGGGTATCCAGCTAATAGGTAGCATAGAAGCTCCAATCTTGTTTGCGGGGTAGGTATACAATCTCGCTACGGTCTTTAAGCTGCTCGTGACGCAGGTCAATATCTTCACCGAATTTGTATGTACCCTTCTCCAGCCCCCGAATGGCGCACATGATAGTCTCAGCCTCGGGTATACCGCAGGCCCGTCCTGGAGCACCTGGGGCTGGTAGGTCGCGTATCCACTCAGATATGTCGGCTAGTATGGTTGTAAGGCTGGATTCTGGATAGACAGCTTTGGCGCACTTGCGGGGAGACTCAGGCAGCAAAGTCGTAGCCACAGGCATTGATAGACTGACAGGCCAGCCCATAGTACGGTCAAAGATGTCCATAGATTTCCACTTGAAGTAGTCACCTATCTGGCAACCCTCAAAGTAGTCGTCAATGTTGTAGTACAAGTCTGAGTAGTTCGACTTGTACATGGTAGCCCAGACTTGGCTGGGAGTACCCTTGTCGCTCAAGCGATTGATGGCGTCGAATCCCTTGACCCCTCTGAAGTATCGGCGCTCAGACCCACGTACAGCTGTTGGGTATACCCCCCGTACATACGACCAGAAGTTGTCGGCGTTAGCAGCCAATAATGCCCCGCGTGCGTCGTAGAACATGAATAGGTACAAGGTATACTTGTCGGCCCACTCGTCTCCCATAGCCCCCCGCATAGCGTACATGAAGTCGTACATGGGGTCCAACTCTTTGGTTGTGACTAGGTCACGTGCGAACTGACGGTATTTAGTTGATATCGACACTTTCTCTCCAATCTTCAATAATGTTAACGCAATCTTCAAAGTTGTCTGCGTATTTGGCTACAAATCCCTTTTGGACAAGGGAGTCAAGAATCCATTGTTGTAACGGCTCGGGTTTCTCACCCAACCGCTTGAGCTCTAAGAACATTACCCTGCCTTTGTAAAGCAGAGTACGGTCAGGCCAACCTGATTCGCTGGCTTTCACGAGCTTCTCGCACAAGATTCCCTGTTCTTTGCAGAACCGGATTAGCTTGTACTCAATCCTTGACTCTAGTATAGACACGGTCCACCCTTCGCTTTCTTGTAGTCGCACCAACGACAAGCGTTACCTGGGCACGGCTCGTAGTCTGTAGCGGACATCATCTTGACGGCTATCGGCTCCCACTTCTCAATGGTCTTGGGTAGCATAGCAGGTATGAGGCTACCGTCCATGCCCTCGTGTCCTGAGTCTAGGTACACTGCGGAAGTCTCGACACGCTTGACCTCTGGGTAGTGCTTCAGACCCATGATGCCGTACAGCTCCAACTGGTCTCGGTGGG